AAAAAGAAGAAGCTTGTCTTATTGCACTGAAAGTGTTTATAGACAAAGTATTCTCAAGAAAGAAGAATGAAAATACTGTTGTCAACGTATCTCAATGCATTGGGCAAGCAATTGAATGTGAATGTCAGATGAGATTTTACGAAAAAACTTATCCGATGTTGTTGAAATCAATTGTGGACAAATATTGGCATGATGCAATGGGAACGCATCAAAAAACCGTTACAACACGTACACTGTGGAACCGTGTCGATGATGTTGAACCGTGGAAAGCGTGGCCTAAAACAACAAAAATTAAGATAGGTCAATGGTATGTAGATGCCATTTGTCAAATCACCCATTGGTTTAAAATCAAACATTTACACAAAGGACATAACATTTTTGATCCATCAGAGACATTCTATAAATACCAAGAAAAGATATTTGAATTGGCAGAGCTATTCTGTCCGCTCAAATTGCCAATGGTTTCCGAACCAAACAACTGGTCAATAGATGGTCAGGATGGTGGGTACTACACCAACAGGCTTGTAAAAAACTGTGATTTTATAAGGAGAGATAGCAAGGGCGGAACAATACGGGGACAAACACCTGTGGAATTTCTAAACAAGATTCAACAGACCTCGTTCAAGATCAACCAGTTTGTAGCTGATGTATCCGACACGTTATGGGAACAAGGAATTGAAATCGGTAAATTCAAACCGATAAAACCTGCTCCAGTTGTATCCAAACCCGCAGACATTGCCACCAATGCTGAATCAAGAAAAAACTATTGTCGTACAAGAGCTGAAATTGAGAATGAGCATAGAACTTACCTAAAGAAAACAGTAAGAACACGCATCACACTTGAAACACTAAAGATGTTTCGTGATGAAGAGAAGTTTTACCATGCATATAGTTTTGACTATCGAGGTAGATGCTATCCAATAGCAACTTTTCTATCACCACAAGCTGACGACTTTGGTAAATCACTTCTTCAGTTTTATGAGGGCAGTTTTGTCACTCCAGAAGCAGAAGAATGGTTGGCGTTTCAAGTAGCAACATGCTATGGGAACGGACTTGATAAATGTACAATGCAAGAAAGAAATCAATGGGCAAAGGATAATGAGTCTTTAATTCATGCTATTGCAACTGATCCGATTGGACGTATGTCTGATTGGGAAGTAGCTGATGAGCCATTCCAATTCTTATCAGCATGTGAGGAATACAATGCTTGTGTTATTGAATGCACAAGACAATTTACTCATCTACCAGTGGCGGTAGACGCCACGTGTTCTGGGATCCAGGTATTATCGGGCCTCGCCAGAGATAAAAGTGCAGCAAAACTTGTCAACGTAACACCATCAGACACAGTTCAAGATGCATATGCAGTCATTGCAGAAACATCTAAGCCACACATTCCAATTGAATTACATCATGTATGGAACAGGAAAGCGGTAAAGCGTTGTGTACTTACATTGCCGTACAATTCAAAACCACATAGCAATAGAGTTTACATAAGAGAAGCGTTAAGGGAACACGGCATTGAGATAGAACCGAAAGTTCTAACTGAGGTTGTGAAAGCTGTTAGAGATGCAATGTATGAAAAAGTTCCTGGTCCAATGGCAGTAATGGCATGGATCGAAAAGGAAGTTAGTAATGCATTCAAGCGTGGTGTAAAAGAACTTGAATGGGTAACACCATCAGGTTTTATAGTTAAACAAAAACTAAACAAGTACACAACTAAAACTGTTAAAACTAAACTGTATGGCAAACGTGTTGAAATTGAAGTTGGTGAAGAAGGTGATGAACCTGACATAAGACACCACAAAAATGCAACAAGTCCTAATCTTATTCATTCACTCGATGCATCACTTTTACATTTAACAGCTCTAAAATTCGATGCACCAATTGCACTCATACACGATTCAGTGTTATGTCGTGCAACAGATATGTCCAGTCTCAACGCGATTATTCGTGAAACTTACAGACACCTGTTCGCTGAAAATGATTTCCTAACGGAATTCGCCAAGCAAATTGGGGCTGAGACAGAACCACCAATAATTGGTGATTTAGATCCAAAAACAGTTACAAACTCCACTTATTTCTTTTGTTAATATGGCTAACAACACTTACGTTACGACAAATCCAGTCATCCTTGATGGCTATCAATCAATCTTTGAGCCTAACAAGTTCAATAAGCATTCAATGCAGATTGTTATGGATGGTGAGCACATCGATGCACTTGCTGATGAACGGCCTGAAATGCTTAATTGGGCTAAAAGTAAGGCTAAAACAAAGCGTGTCAACGTCCGCCTGGAGCCATGGGAAGAGGTTGCTGAAGGTAAGTTTAAAGTAAAATTCAGTTGGAATCCAGATGTAAAAGTTCCGATTGTTGACTCGAAGGGGGCACCAATCACAGGCAACCTCCCTCTTTACAGTGGGTCTACATGCAAGATTGCATTCCAACAGAAACCATATGCGTTGCCTGACAGTGTAGGCACAGCGTTAAGGATTAAAGCAATCCAAATCATTAGTGTTGCAGCTGGTGGATTGTCAGATGCAGGGGACCTCAATGAAGAATCTGCAGCGGCATTGTTTGGTGCAACTGAGGGATTCAGTGTTGACGATCCAAACGTCAAATATGTTGCAGCAAGTGAGCCGAGTATTGGGGCAGAGGATTTCTGATGGGATACCGCTCCGGCCTGGAGGAGCGAGTTGCTGAAACATTAGACACAATTGGCGTCATTTATGAATACGAGTCAACCCGCGTTCCTTACACATTGCAATGTCAGTATTCACCCGACTTTGTACTAGCCAATGGCATCTACCTTGAAGCCAAAGGTTATTTCAGTTCAAAAGATCGCCGCAAGATGCTTGCTGTGATTAAAGACAACCCTGATCTAGACATTCGCATGGTGTTTCAAAAACCATACCAAAAGCTATACAAAGGTTCTAAATCTACGTATGCCTCATGGTGTGAAAAACACAAGATTCAATACTGTTCTTACTATGACATTCCTGTTGAATGGCTGACATAGAAAGTGAGTTTGTAAGACACCTACCTTGTGAACATTGTGGATCATCTGATGCGAACTCCTTGTATTCAGATGGTCATACACATTGCTTTGCTTGTAACCACCACACCCGATCGTCTGATGATGAGCCAATGACCAGCTTTACAAACGTACAGCTTAAAGGTGCTGCAACCAGACTTCCTAAGAGAAACATCTCACAACAAATATGTGAGTTGTACAAGATCTATATGGATGGTGAGAGCCTACGCTTTCATTACTTTGATGAAGGTGGTCGGGTAATAGGTGTAAAAACCAAAACAAAAGACAAACAATTCCGTTATGAAGGTGCAACCGATGGCCGATTCTTTGGACAAAACCTATATCCCAGTCACGGCAAAACAATTGTCATTTTCGAGGGTGAACTCGACGCAGCGTCTGGTTCGGAGGCGATGCCAAAATGGCCCATCGTCTCACTACCTAGTGGAGCGGCCGCCGCTAAACGATCCATCCAACGAAACCTAGAGTATCTACAAGGATACACAAAGATCGTCTTATTCTTTGATAATGACGAAGCTGGTCAGCAAGCTGTTAAAGATGCTGCATCAGTACTTCCACCGGGTAAAACATTTGTAGCTCATCTACCTACCTACAAAGATGCTTCAGAGGCGTTGCAAGACAACGACTTTGAGTCAGTCAAACAAGCAATACACAAGGCAAATCCTTATCAACCTGATGGCATCGTTGATGCAAAAACTCTTTATGAAATCGTCACTGACCAGACAGACAATTCCCTACACGAATATCCATTCAAGAGCTTGCAGGAACGAACTCACGGGATCAGATTGGGCGAGCTTACAACGATTACTGCAGGCACTGGGGTCGGAAAGTCCACATTCTGCCGTCAATTGTGCGCTCACCTTCTCAACAAAGGTGAACGGGTCGGTTACTTGGCTCTTGAAGAAAGTAACAGACGAACAGCCCTTGGACTGATGTCCGTTAATCAAGAGAAAGCATTTCACATTGGCACACACGATAGAAAAGAAATTGCAAAAGCATTTAACGATTCTATTGGCCGCTGGAATTTATTTCTCTATGACGGGTTCGGTAGTGTAGATCCTGATGTTATTTACAACAGGGTTGAATATCTAGCAACTGGTCTTGATTGCAGAGTCATCTTTGTTGATCATCTCTCCATCCTTATATCAGGTTTAGACGGCGATGAACGTCGTCAAATCGACAAAACAATGACCCGACTGAGGTCTTTGGTCGAGCGTACACAGGTATCAATGTTTTTGGTATCACATTTAAGACGAACACAAACTGATCAAAACCATGAAGAAGGAGCAAAGGTCAATCTCGGACAGTTGCGTGGATCAGCAGCGATTGCTCAACTCTCAGATATGGTCATTGCCATTGAACGAGATCAACAGAGCGAGTCTGCTGGAAATGCTACGACTCTGCGAGTCATTAAAAATCGTTATTCAGGGGAGACTGGCACAGCTGGAACGCTCGAATATGACTTGAACAAATGTAAATTCTATGAAACAAACGCAGCAGATTACTTCTCTAAAGAGACCGAACCCCCCGACTTCTGACGCTATTAAACGAGCACAGTTTGTCGATAAAACTTACCAATGGGCAGGTAGTGAACTTAATCTTCGATCTAGAGACTGACGGTCTCCTACAAGACTTCACCAAAATCCATTGCTTATGTATTCATGACCTAGATGCTGACAAGTCTTACACATTTAATGATCAGGGGAATCAAGAACCAATAGTCAGGGGCATAGAAATGCTCGCTGATGCGGACTCCATAATTGGACACAATGTAATTAACTTTGACATACCAATTATCAAAAGGATCTATCCATGGTTCTCTGCTAAATACGTAATCGATACTCTGCTTTGTAGCAGGTTGTATCACCCCAATATGTTGGACATTGATATGAAACACAAGTGGAATTTAATGCCAATCAACTTGAGGGGAAGACATAGCCTTGAGTCCTACGGTTACAGATTAGGCGTCTACAAAGGTAACTTTGGTAAAGACACTGACTGGAAACAATGGAGTCAGGAGATGGAAGATTACTGCCAACAAGACATCATAGTAACCACCAAACTATGGAATCACTTCGAGACAAAATTCCTCCGTTCATAGAAATGGAGCACCAGGCCGCACAAATTCTACAAAAACAAGAGGAACATGGATGGCAATTTGATGAAGCAGCTGCATGGGAACTTACATCTTCTCTCGAAGAAGAACTTCGACAACTTAGTAGAGTACTTCAACAGCGGCACCCTTACGTACCAACAAGTACTTTCACTCCAAGCAGAAATGATAGCTCACGAGGTTATATTAAAGGGTGCGAGTTCACAAGAATAACCTCACTGAATATCACCTCAAGAGATCACATAGCATGGACATTAAAAGAACACTACGACTGGATACCGGAGAAACTGTCTACGAAAACACAGAAACCTGTAATCGACGAGGTTGTTCTTGCGTCCCTGTCTATTCCGATAGCTGCGGAGTTTGCGCGGGCACTGACGATCAAGAAGATTCTTGGAATGATGTCGCACGGCGTGAACGCCTGGCTGAAGCTATGTACGACATCTAGTCGTATTCACCACCACTGTTCAACTGCAACTAACACTTTTAGATGTGCACATAGAAAACCTAATCTTGGGGCTACTCCGAGTGATCCAAAGTATCGAAAACTATTTATCGCGAGCCCCGGTTACACACTTGTTGGCGCTGACTTATCTGCTATTGAGTTGCGCTGTCTCGCTCATTGGTTAAGCCGTTACGACACAACTTATGCAGATACTTTACTCAATGATGACATTCATCAAGTTAATGCAGACAAGCTCGGGATTTCAAGATCCCAATGTAAAGTTGTCCAATACAGCTTCTTATACGGTGCGTCGAATCTCAAAATTGGACAATCATTTGATTCCTCACTATCAGATGACGAAGCAGCAAAAAAAGGTGCGGACATTAAAGCTGCATTTATTCAAGCTATCCCTGGCCTTGACAAGTTACTTGCCGCCTGTGAATCAGCATTTAAAAGAGGTTTTCTACGATCAATTGACGGTAGGAGAGTTTTTCTGGATTCAAAACACAAAACGCTCAATTACTTATTACAAAGCACTGCGGCAATAATTGCGCGTAGGTGGCTAATTATCGCCAATAATAATATCAAAGAACTGGGAATAGAGGCTAATCAATTAGCCTTTGTTCACGACGAATTGCAATTTGAAACTCCACCCTTACATGTACAAACACTATCAACATCCCTGGTACTCGCAGCAGCAGAAGCAGGAGAATATTACAACTTCAGAGTCCCAATCTCAGCAGAAGCAAAGTCGGGCGAATCATGGGCCGATACACACTGAGGATACGAGTAGAAAGGGGGATTTTTGGGAAGCAGTTGTTGAATTAGAAGCTTGGAGACGAGGGGCGGAAGTATTCCCAAATAAAGGCTGCTCTGGTAAAGTTGACATGGTGCTGTTGATTGAAGATCAATACATCCCGGTAGATGTCAAAGTAGAACAGATTGATTACAGAGATAAAAATTGGTATTCACGAGCAGGAGTCCACAAAGATGTGTACTTGGTTCTAGTAAACCCTGAATCCTTAAAAATAAGATGGAAAAATAAAAAAGGAGGGGGAGGTAATAAGTGGAAACCTAATTGCCCGCCTGGTCTGGAGGATTTCTGGTCATGAGCTTACTGATTGATGCTGACTTTATTGTCTACAAATGTTGTGCAGCTGCTGAAGAAGACTTTGACTTTGGTGATGACGTAATTGTTGTCACCAGTCGGTTTTCAGATGTAATGCGATTGATTGAACGTGATCTTAACAATGTCAAATCTAATCTTGGTCTTTTTGACGATATTATACTTTTTTTCTCCTCCGCCACCAACTTTCGAAAAAAAATTGCAGCCGATTATAAAGGCCACCGCAATCGAAAAAAACCCTGTGGCTACCGTAGAGCGATTGATGAACTAAGTAAAACTTATGAAGTAATTAAGATCGATGATCTTGAGGCTGACGATGCTCTTGGCATTTATGCGACTGAGAACCCCGGCAACATTATTTGTTCACCGGACAAAGATCTGCGTCAAATCCCTGGCAAACTCTATGACTTTAAAAATGAAACTATCACCATCACACCCGAAGAAGGAGAACGATGGTTCTTCATTCAAACTATGAGTGGTGATATGACCGACGGCTACAGTGGAATAGCGGGCGTGGGTGTTAAACGTGCAGCAGCACTCTTAGACAAGAATGGATGCACATGGGAAACAGTAGTCAATGCCTTTGCTGAAAAAAACATGACTGAAGAGGATGCACTTATGAATGCACGACTTGCACGAATACTAACAAAAGAACTTTATAAAGATGGACGAGTTATCAAATGGGATTCCACCTATGCCAGTAACGCAACTGACAATAGAGCAGGAATTCAAAGTACGTCAGCTGTCTGATCTTCTACCAAGAGCAGATAAGAAAGACATTATCACCCTATTTATTGCACTTCAAAGACAATGTTTCGTATTGGGAAACAACATGAACAACCTGCTAGTGAACTGGCCCGCACACCAGAGTATTACACACGAGGAGGGGTCGAAGTATGGGACTTTATCAGAGACCAAGAACTCAACTACCACTTAGGTTGTGCAATCAAATACATTTGCAGGGCTGGTCATAAACCAGATAACACTGCTGCAAAAGATTTAGCTAAAGCAATCCACTATCTAGAAAATGAGCTACAACACCACCTACAGCAAGCAAGCGAGAGAGTTCAGGAAAGCCTACGGTTTGACGAACAGTATCGACAACATTCAGATGCAAGCTAATTTAATTGCAGAAGAGAACCTAGAGTTTCTTCATGCTGTTGATCATGAAGACCGAGCATCTGCATTAAAAGAGTTGACTGATCTTTTGTATGTCGTTTGGCAATTTGCTGAAAACATGGGTTGGGATTTAGATGAGGCTTGGAAGCGTGTTCACGAGTCAAACATGTCAAAACTTGATGAAGACGGTAAGCCTATTTATAGAGAAGATGGAAAGGTCATGAAAGGACCGAATTATAAAAACCCAATCCTTGGAGATTTAGTATGACAAACCTTATTAGTAAAACTGGCCGGGTCGAGTCCTGGCAAAACGATCCAACTGGCAGATTGCCGATTTCTTGCACTGTATTTGTGGTAGACAATGAGCTTGAGTCAGAAAACGGCATTGAAAATTCTTGGAGATTCGCCTCTCACGCCCTTAGAAATGGAGCAGGTGTTGCGATCCACTTATCAAAACTCGATGCAAGAGGAACTGAGAGACCGTCAGGGGTTGTTGCGTCTGGCCCTGTATCATTTGGGAGAATTTATTCTAGCCTTAACGAAACTCTCAGACGTGGAGGAAAATACAAAAACGGAGCAATCGTCCTCCATCTAGATGCAGATCATGCAGACATTAATGAGTTTATCGAAGCTCCTAGAGGTGCTTTGCCGTGGGTAAAGCGTTGTGTCAACATGTCACCACCAATGTGGCACGATATGAGCCTAGAGACCCGAGAAAAGCTGTACAAAGGCATTGCATCTGGCGACATCTGGTTGACCAAGATTAGATATAATGACAAAGGGGAAAGAATTTTCGCTAACGTTTGTTTGGAGGTTCTACTTTTTTCACGGGGCACTTGTTTGCTTTCTCATTGTAACTTAGGAGCCTGCAAAATTGAAACTCTCAGTGGTGCATTCGTGCAAGGAATGTCCGAATTGTGCGACCTACATGGCAAAACTGGAGTCGGTGAAACAGGAGAATACCTACCTCCTGAAACTGATCGACAGGTGGGACTTGGTATCCTCGGACTGGCGAACCTGCTACGAAGATATGGAGTGACTTATCGCGACTTTGGTAGTGCACTGTGGGACATCTTGAATGAAGATCAGGAGGTCCAGTGGACTATTGCCCACAACGTTGCAGCAGCTCTACAGAATGGCATCCAGCAAGCTGCATACATTGCACGCGAACACAATATGGAAAGGGCCTTTGCAATTGCTCCTACAGCGTCTTGCAGCTACCGCTCGCGAGACCTTGACGGTTACACCTGCACACCAGAGATTGCGCCACCACTAGCAAGAACTGTTGATCGTGATAGCGGGACGTTTGGTGTAGAAACCTACAATTATGGTGATGTAGAAATCGCTAGTGAAGTTGGCTGGGATGATTATTGCATTGTCGCAAATGGCATTGTGACCATGTACCAGCGGACTGGTCTATGGCACAGCTATTCATTCAACTCATGGTCAGATATGGTGACATATGATCGTGAATTTATTGAAGAGTGGCTAGTAGGACCACAAACAAGTTTGTATTACAGCTTGCAGGTGATGAGTGATGTACAAGACAAGAGTGATGCTTATGCTGCGCTAGACGAAGAAGATGTGGATGAATATTTAGCAAAACTATTTGAAGATTCTTCAAACGAACAACTTACCTGTGATTGTCAAGAATGAAACCTAACCCATACGAAAAACTATTAGCAAGAAAACGAACCTGGACACCAGTACAAGGTGATGCTGGGAAGGTAACTGAAGGCTCTGAAGAAACAATTTTTAGAGCACTTGCGTTACGACATATGGAACTGCCCGTAGGAGATTTTATCAATGATGCTTTGGCCTCTGACGTTCCGGCTTTGGCACGGGAGCTACTTCAATCCAATGTCAAAGATGAAGAAAAACACGACCTGGCTCTTGGTTACATCGCCGATACTTACGGCGTTGATCCTAAGGCTGAAAAGGAGGCGAAACTTCTCCGTGATGCGTGGGTGTCGCATCCAGATCACACTATCCTCAAAGCGAAAGTTGCCGAAACTGCAATTTTCTTTGTTTTACTCCCGTTTTTTAGGTGGAATGGTTCAGCTTCTATGCGAACCGTATCCGCTGACATCAGTAGAGACGAGCAAATCCACGTTGCCGCCAACAACATCGTGTGCAAAGAGTTGGGACTCAGATACTCTCCTTCCTTGGATAAACTGAGAAAGGCGACAATCAACTGGGTCATGGAGCCCCTAAGTACAAATACTGAGTCGAGATATTTAGACAAAAAATTTTGGTTGGATTCTAGCGATAACCTGATGTATCAAGGAAAAGCTCCAAACTTTTCTGCGACTAAATCAGGACGTATGTTGGCATTCTTCGAGCACAGCAATGTAAACCTACCGAGCTATGCATAATGGAGCTACATCCAGTACGAATAATGAAGTGCATGGTATGTGGTGAAGAGTTGAAAGTAAATGCGAACTACCCGATCACAGAAGTAACTTGTAGATCTTGCCACAAAAAGAATGACGATTAGTATGAATCAGCTTGAGACATATGGTCTACAAGCGAGTTCTATTTTAAAAGAAATGGACGAAAACTTTCCACCAGTTCAACCTACACCATACGACAACATGGAAAAGATTATGTATCAAGCAGGTCAGAGACATGTTGTCGAGTGGCTAAAACAACGCATGGAAGAATAACAATGTGCCTTTTCAAAACGCCAAAGCCTCCAAAACTCCCAGATCCTCCGCCGCTACCAAAAGTAGTTGCACCGCCACCACCACCGCCAGTACCAGCTGCACCAAAACAGCTTCAGGCACCAGGTGCTAAACCTGATCTTCGTATTGGCACACAGAAATCAGCCTCTAGTTCACGCAAGCGTGTCAACTCTCAATCATTAAAAAGTGGACTAAACGTTGGTAGTGATTCAGGAGGACTAAACATATGAGATGCCGTCAACGATACAATGAGCTACAAAGTGAGCGTCAACAGTTCCTGGACATTGCTTACACTTGCTCACAACTGACGCTGCCATATTTAATTTCTAAAGAAGGTGAGAACTCAAC